ATTAAAATGAGTGTAAAAATTATTAAAGATGGACAAGTAATCCATGATGACAAAAAACCAAATATTGAACAGATGTTAGCTCAACAACAACAACTAATTCAAGATCTTCAAAATCAGATCAAAGATTTGAAAAGTAAGAAGAAAAAATAATGGCTGATAAAATAGTTGATAATAAATTGGCTAACGAGTTTGGTAAGGACTATGTTAAAATAATGGTTGCTTTATTGAAAGGTAATAGACCATTTGCAAAAGTAGCTTCAGGATCGTTAATCAATTCAATCAATTATAAATTACAGGATACAGCAACAGGTATTCAAATTATATTATTGGCTAATGATTATTTACAATGGGTTGATAAAGGTAGAAGGCCAGGAACATATCCCCCAATTAGAGCAATTCAAAGATGGACTCAAATTAAAGGAATGCCAAAGGAAGCAGCTTGGGCTATAAGAAGAAACATTTATAAGTTTGGAATTAAACCAACCAATGTAATTAAAAAGACAATGAATATTATTGATTCATCAAGAGATGCCAACAGAAAATATGAACAAAGAACTGTTGATAATATTGTTAAGATGTTAGAAAAAAATTGGAAGAATAGTCCCGACTATATTAGATTACAACAAAATTAAAACACTTGATTAAAACTAATATTTAAGAATAAAAGATGGGTTATTCAGCAATCACTTTACCAAATCAATACATGGCAGCATACTCTGCCATTCCTTTGAAGTTATTTGACACACAATTTGATCAAGTTCAACAATACAAATACATTGTAAACGCAGTATACGACAGGGTATACGCAACCTCAGCAACCACAGATTCATATAATGGAGCAGTATATACATTACTTGTAACATCTACAAATCATGGGTATGCAGTTGGGGACACAATATTATTAAATGATTCAAATAATAACAATCTTCAAACAGGATATTACAATATATTGTCTATACCTCAAGCAAATCAACTTATAATTGATTTATTCCCTACAGTATTATTTGTAAATTTCCCAATTAGTTTATCTAAGTTCTACAAGTGGAAACTAACTCCTGACTTAGATGGTTATGGAAAGTTAGATATGAGTAATGTAATGAAGGATTTAGTATCTCAAAATTTAACAGGACAAACTCTTGATTATGCTTTAAATTATAATGGACCTGATACAAAGAAATGTTTTGGTTTATTATGTGGATATGAATATCAATATGTGTTTGAGTTTCAAGACAATACCTTTACAACAGGTGGAACTGTAGGTTTTCAAAACTCAACAATCCATTCAGTTACTGGAACCCCATTTCAAGTAGGACAAATTATTCAAGTTCAACAAAATCCTGTTGCTTGGCCTTATACAGGAATTACATATTCGGCTAATGGACCTAGATATACATCTAACCAACAACATTCATTTATAGCAGGACAACAAATTCAAATTCAAGGTCAAACAAATTTGACTTCATATAACGGATTTAGCACAGTATTCAGTCCTGTATCAACATATTATTTAACAACACCCCAAACCTTTGTGGGAGCTTCAGTAATACCAGGTTATATCTATGGTATTCCACGACCAACTTATGACACCACAGCAACTATTACAGGGATTTATGTTGATGCTACTTATGGTTTAGTTATTCAAACAGATATTGCTTGGGCTGGTTCATCAGTTGCAATCTCAGGACAACTATCATATCCAGGTAATCAACTAACAACTGTATTAAATAAATTAACAAATTATGATGCGTTTTGTGTTTATAATGCTCATGTTAATAGAGCTGATTATACGATAAACGCGTTTGATAAATATGTTGTTCAAAATAGATCGTTTAGTGGTAATAATATCTCAACTATTTTATCAGGTACTACTTGTTATAGAATTGAACCTAATACTGTTGGGTTCTTATTAGCACATCAGAATAGTTCAAACTTCGCAGATGGTGTATACTATATATTTTATAATTCAGCAGGCGCATCATTAGGTAGTGTATATCTACCAAAACCAACAGGTAGTTCAGATTTTTATTCCCCAATTGGATTAGGTCAAATTAGTGGATCATCGTATGTCAATTATAGTGGTACATTTGCAACATATATTACTCAAATTGTTAGTTATACTATAAACACATACAATTCTACAGGTCTTCCAAGTCAATCAAGTAATAAGATTTGTTTCAAATTGAACGGGGATTGTTCTATGTATGAGATCTATAGTTTAATGTGGAAAGATCAATATGGTTCATTTATATCTTATCCATTTATTTATATGTCTCGTGAGTATATTGAAAGTGATAAGAAAAATTATTATAGACAAGAAGGTACTTGGGAATACAATACATTTGGTTATGATGATTACGGTGTTGGTGAAAAGACATTCTATCAACGATCAAGAGAATCATTCACACTTAATTCAGGGTGGTTATACGAGTTTGAGAGAGATTTAATTAAGGATTTAATGCAATCTCCTTCAGTGTATCTTCAAACTCCTGACAATCGATTATTTAGTTGTCATTTAGATCAACCTAAAGTTGAGTTATTTAAAAACATAAATGAGCAATTGTTTTCATATACATTTAATGTGAGGACTTCTAATAATGAATTTAGATTCTAAGATATGAGCGCAATAAATCAGTTTAAAATTGTATCGTTAGGGGTTCAATTAGATACCTATGATGACATAGATATCTCTTTAACTTATCAGATTGATGACATTCAAGACATCACAGTTAAGAAATCATCTTTTTCTAAAACAATTATCTTACCTGGTACTCCAATCAATAATGAATACTTCAAAAATATCTTTGATATTAATATTGATATAAGTGAGACATCTTATAATCCAAAGAAAGCTCTACCTGTTCAAGTTCTAATTGGAGATGAATTGGTATTTCAAGGAAACTTACAATTATTGAATATAATCACAAATCAAAAACAAGTTGATTATGAGGTTGTTATTACAGGGATATTCAAAAATATTATTATTGCATTTGCCGATTACTATATAAATCAGTTAAATTTAGATGAATACGATCATTACAGAAATGTTCAAACAATTTCTAATAGTTGGGATAACTACATATCAATTAATAATCCCACATCCTCTATTTTAACTCAACCTGGTGAAGGTTATATATATCCAATGATTATTAATGGTCAGAACCCAATATCAACTAATAATAGTGCAATTACATTTAATGCGTTTGATATGAACCCAGCGGTTTATATTAAAACAATTATGGATAAATTGTTTGAGTATGCTGGTTATACTTATACATCAAACTTTTTTAATTCAGAATATTTTAGATCTTTAGTTTTACCAACTGATACTCCACAATATACTAGTGAAGATGTTACAGATAAAACTGTAAGAGTTACTTTTAATAATCCAACACCATTTGTTGCACCATCAGGTGTAACACAAAGTAATAATTATTTATTTAGTCCATTGAGTACTTTGAGTGGTACTGTAGCATTATCCCCAATGCTTGCAAAATCTAACTCATATTGGTCTAATTTTACAAATGGAAATTGGTGGTTTCCTATGACTGTTGAAACTGGTAATTATGGTGGTATTCAAATGCAAGATCCAAATAATGAATGGAGTCCATCAGGAATTAACAGATATACTTGTGCAACTTCAGGATTTTATTCAATAGATTTAAATAATCAATTCTACATGTTTTATAAACATAGTACAGGAGCAAGTTTTAAGTATATATCAGGATCAATAAGTTATGTTGCAAAAATCTATAAAATATCAATAAACGGGACTACAACACTTTTAACACAAACAGGAACAGCAACAGTACCTGCTTTAACTATAACCCCTCCAGGTGCAGGAGCAACAGGTATTTTTGCAGGTGCCGCTTATGTTATTCCAGGATCAGGTTATATTCCTTCAGGATTTCTTTGTACATCACAACCATATGTAATGAACTTAAGTGTTCCATCTGTATGGTTAAACGCAGGAGAACAAATTAGAATTAACTTTCAAATATTATATCCAACAACTGTATCTTGGCAATCAGTATCAAATCAAGTTTATATTGGAGCTATAGGTCAAAGAACAATTGGGGGTCAAGTTAATAGGCTTGAAATCAAACCATCGGTAAGTGCTAACTATAGTGTTAATAATATTATTAATTTAACCACAATGCTTCCAAATATGAAGATGAGAGATTTCTTCATCAACATAATCAAGATGTTTAATTTGATGGTTTCAGATAATACAAATTTAGATAATGATTTAATAATTGAGCCAAGAGATGATTACTTTAATTCTAAAAGGAAAGTTAGGGATTGGACTCATATATTAGATTACGATCAAGATATCAAACAAACCCCAATGTCTGAGTTAGATACGAAGACTTACAAATTTACTTATAGTAAAGATGACGATTATTACAATGATTTATATGAACAACAATCAGGAAAAATATATGGGGAATATACTGTAGATTTTATAAATGATTTTTCAACTACAACTAAAGAACTTGAGTTAGATTTTGCTCCAACTCCCGATAGTGATAATTTGTTAAATGGATTTATTGCCCCATTCTTCTGTGAGATAGATACAAACAATGCATTAAAACCTATTAAAGTTAAACCAAGAATTATGTTTGTTAAACAACTTACAAATACAGGTAAGTTCTACAAATTAAGGGAAACTCCAAATTCTAATGGAACAACATTTAGTAAATATGTATATGCTGGTATGTATGATGATCCAACAGATCCAACATATTCATTAGAATTTGGAAACTCAAATGTTTTATATTACAATACTTCATTATGTTGTCCCAATAATAACCTAGTCAATCAGTTTTATCTTAGTACACTAAATGATATTACAGATGTTAATTCAAAGTTATTAGAAGCATACTTCCATTTAACTCCAAGTGACATAAATCAATTTGATTTTAGAGATATAATTTTAATTGATAACGCATATTGGAGGGTTAATACGATTATTGATTACAATCCAAACGCAATAGATAGAACGACAAAAGTAATTTTATATAAATTAAATTATTTGGATATTTTCTACGGAAACAATAAGGCTATTACATTATCTCAAGTTGATTGCCCTACAGATGTTGTTGCAAAGAAATTAAAACCTTATGGTTATATTTATGTTTCATTATCTAATTCACAAATTAGTCAAGATTGTTGTAAATATTATGGTGGAACTTTTACAAATGGTTTTTGTGTAGCATCTCAAATAGTTGCTAACAATCCAAATGGAGGATTACCAAATGCTAACCCAACAATATCATCACTTCTTCCTCAAAATCAAGTTCAATCAGGATCAATTTATCTTGAAAGACCATTTGAAATGTTGAAGAATTTGAATGTAATCAATTCAGATACTGTACTTGTTAAAGGTGAGAATAATTATATTGATCAAGGAGCATCAAATTCAATTGTTGTTGGAACAAATAACTCCATTCCTGCTGGTGTAACAAATGCTATGGTCATTGGTGATAACATATCATTTGCCACCTCAAATAGTTTAATTGTTGGGGATATAAAAATATCTTCAGATGGTATTGGTTTTTACTATGTTTATAAAATAGATGGTGGATTTGAGACAGTTATGAATGCAGGTAAAACAAATTTGATTGATGTAATAGATGGTGGATTTGAATCTGTAAGAAATTTTGGTGGAGATTCCAAGTTAAGACCAATCATTTCAGGAGCAAATGGTGAGTTTGAATAAAAACGCTTTTACAATTAAAATATTTACAAGAAAAGAAAATGGCATTAGATAAGATAGAATACTCAAGGATGTTGGTTAAACGAACTGCTCAAACAGGAGAAGTTCCAACAGTACCACCTGTTAGCGCCGTAACATTAAATCAAATGATCCCAACAGACTTATTTGTTGGTGAGTTTTTTTTAAATGAGACAGATGATTTATTATGGGTTAGAACCGATAACGGAATACTTCCAATATCTTTATCTGGTTCAACAGGAACCACATTACAATCATTAACACAAGTATTATTTCAGGGGAATACAACCAATGGATACAATATTGAAGTGTCTACTGGAGATACAATCGTATTTAATAGTTTAGCATCAGGAACACCAGTTAATTATTTAGCCATAGATGCTTCAGGTAATACCATATCATCAGTTGGTGTTGGTGGTGAGAACTTATCAACTACACTGACACTTGGAAATACTACAGGTTCAAATGATATTATTGTTAATTCAGGTCAAACAATTATTTATAGTGGGTTAAGTACAGGTTCAACATCAAATTTTTTAGCAATTGATGCTGATAATAGAACAATTATTACAAGTGGCGGTGCTAGTGGGACAAATGGAACATCGGGAACTAGTGGTACAGACGGAACTTCAGGAACAAATGGGTCAAGTGGAACGAATGGTACTTCAGGGACTAATGGTAGTAGTGGTACAAATGGTTCTTCGGGGACGAATGGATCATCAGGTAGTTCAGGTACTAACGGCACATCAGGAACTAACGGAACTAATGGAACTTCGGGAACGAATGGAACATCAGGTACCAACGGTACATCGGGCACTAATGGTACAAGTGGTAGTTCAGGAACTAACGGCACTTCAGGAACGAACGGAACCAATGGTACATCTGGAACAAATGGAACTAGTGGTATAAGTTCTACTATAGGATGTTGGGATTGGGGAACATCTACATCGCCATCTAGTGGTCAAATCTTTACAAATGGGGGTTCTATAGGAAGTCTCGTTAATACTTTCTACATTTCAGATACTGACAGAAATTCAAATAATCTTGACGCATTTTTGGATTCTATTTCGGTAGGTTCTATAATATCATTTACCATAAATGGATTTTTATATTCGTACACTGTAAGTACTAATACTGATTCTGGAACATATCATACATTTGGTGTTTCATTCTTATCATCAAATAATTCTGATTTTTCTCCTGCACCTGGTGTTATTACTTGTATAGGAAATGTATCAATAGCTGGCACTAGTGGTACTAATGGAACTTCGGGAACAAATGGTACATCAGGTTCAAGTGGTACGAACGGAACAAATGGATCAAGCGGGACTAATGGTACTAACGGATCTTCAGGAACTTCAGGAACGAATGGTACAAATGGAACTAGTGGAACTTCAGGAACAAATGGTACATCGGGGACTAACGGAACAAATGGAACTTCAGGTACGAATGGAACTTCAGGCACCAACGGTACTAATGGAACCTCAGGTACAAACGGAACTAGCGGTACAAATGGAACTAACGGGACTTCAGGTACGAACGGTACTTCGGGAATTAATGGGACTAATGGCACAAATGGAACTAGCGGAACTAATGGTACTTCAGGTACTAGTGGTACAAACGGAACCTCAGGAACTAATGGAACTTCAGGTACAAATGGAACATCAGGCACAAATGGAACTTCAGGTGTAGGAACTAACGGAACAAGTGGAACTAACGGAACAAGTGGTGTAGGTACTAATGGTACAAGTGGAACTAATGGAGCCGCAGGAACTTCAGGCACGAATGGAACTTCAGGCGTAGGCACAAATGGTACAAGTGGAACTTCAGGAACAGGTGGTGGAGGAGGATCTATTGTAGTAGTGACAGGAACAACTTTATCTTATACAGGTTGGTCTTTTAACTCACCTTACTACGAATATACTGTTTCAAGTACAGGTATTACGGTATCAACAAAGATAGTTGATTTTACCCCATATAACTCATCGGTTCAAACTATTTTAGTTGCGGCAGTTTACCCTTATATTTTAATAAGTGGTTCGTTGGGTAGAGCAACAATATATAGTGATTATGTGCCAACAGCAGATATAACAGGAGATTTAACAATACAATAAGATATGGCTTTTAATTTACCACAAAGAACATCAATAGGGGCAAGAGTTCCAGTAAGTCCTGCAGTATGGACAAGACAACCTGATTGGGTCTCAATTACAGGAGTTTCAACAGGACAAATATTATTTTTGGTTAGTGATGCTACAAATGCTATCTATAACTTGGATATAACCAAAACTGGTGTAGGGAATGTCTATATTGATTGGGGAGATGGAACAAGCACAACAGTTAGTTCAAGTTCTATCCAATCACATACATATACAACAGGTGGAACTGCATGTTCTTTAGGTTATAATACTTGGAAGATTACAATGACTAAAGATGTTGCTGTTAGAATGACGACTGTTATATTCAGTTACGCAACACAATATAGCGAATACCCATCAGGAGTGTTAGAAGCTTGGTATGGTGATACAACATTAACATCAGCCTCAAACTTATTTAGTGAGCAAAATGGAACTACAGGTATGTGGCATCCATATTTGGAATATGTTAGATTACCTGAAGGAATGACGGATGCTAATAGTTTATTGAGAGTATTCTTCAACGGAACTCAAAATCTAAAAAAGGTTACATTACCTACTTCATTATCTGCGGGAACAACATTACAAGAAACATTTTATAACTGTTTTTCTTTAATTGAATTAAATGACTTTCCTCAGGATATGACTGGTGTTACATCTATGTCCTCAACATTTTTTGGTTGTGGTGCATTATCAAAAGTAGTATTACCATCATCTTTTCCAAATTTAACAACATTTGCATCAACATTCAGTTCTTGTTTTTCATTAAATCAAATAATATTACCCGAAACACCATCTTGTACGAGTTTTAATTCTATATTTTCAAACTGCGTGGCATTACAATCGGTACAGATTAAATCTATGGCAAGTAGTGGAACAGTATCATTTAGTAATGCGTTTAATTCTTGTAATAGTATTAGAAATATTGTATTTCCAAATAACACTCCAAACACAACAACATTGGCTTTATCAAATGGATTTGGTAGTTGTTTTAATTTACTATCATTAGTTTTACCACCACTTGCTAAAGTAGATGGTTATTCAAGTGCTTTTGCCAATTGTTATTCATTAAAATCTATTTCATTACCAATGGATTTTTCAGCAATGACTGGTAGTTTTGCTTCTGCGTTTCTTAACTGTTATTCTTTAACTAACATAACATTACCAAATATTGCACCATCAGCGGCAGTGGATTTTACAAGTACCTTTTCAAGTTGTTTTTCATTAAGTGAGGTAACAATACCATCAACATATTTATTATCAGGTTTAGGATCAACATTTAATCTTTGTAGATCACTTAAAAGTGTTACATTACCAAATAATACTCAAAATAGTTTAACTACATTTGCAAGTTGTTTTACAAGTTGTAATAGATTACAAAGTGTTGTTTTACCAACAGCGATGACCTCATTAACATCAACAGCAAATATGTTCCAAAATTGTTTTACTTTAACAGGAGCAACATTTCCGGCAACTTTATCATTATTAAATACTATGAATGCTATGTTTAACAATTGTTATTCATTACAAACGGTAACACTTCCAACAACAATCAATGGAAATACCGCTGCTTGTTTTACAGGTATGTTTAGTGGGGCTCAAAGAATTAAATCAATTACATTACCAGCAACAATTACAAATAATACAATACCAAACACATTTGCATCAACATTTCAAAATTGTTTTTCTTTAACAAGTATTACATTACCAACTAGTAATTTAACAGCATTGGCAACTGCGACTTCAACATTTAATGCATGTAGATCTTTAACAGGTATAACTAATATGAGTTCATTTGGTGGTAGTGCTACTGGTGGGACAATTATTACAACTTCAGCATTTGCAACAGACGCTAGATCATTATTAAGTTTAACATTACCTTCAAGATTAACTAAATTAGAGGTAAATGGAACTACAGGAACTGGTAATCAATCAAATATGACCTCATTACGACTTTCAAATGTGGGAACAGGTCAATGGGGTGGAACATCCCCACAAATAGATGTTTCATATACATCATTATCAACTGCAGCATTAAATCTATTATTTGCTGATATGGCAGCACAAGGAACGGTAACAAGTAAAACAATAAACATAACAAGTGCAACAGGAGCTGCAGGTTTAACTGCTGGTGATAGATTGGTGATTACATCAAAAGGTTGGACTATAACAGGATAAAATTAAAGAATATGATTTGTAAATTATTTATTGAAGAAGGTGCTTACCTTGATATCGAAACAGATGAACCAAGAAATCTATTATGTGCTAATGAAGTTTGGACACCATCAGGTGAATCTGAAGATTGGATCGGTGGATTTCAAACACTTGAAGATGCAATGAAACATTATAATATAAAATTGAAACCTGAAGAAGAGGAATTACTTTAAAACAAAGATATAAATAAAATATTTAAAAGTATGAGTATAAATTTATCAACATTTTGGGCAGGTTGGGATGTAATTAGTGGTAATACACAAGCAACGGATCAATATGGTTTTTGGAAAGGAATTGTAATGACCACAGGACAGGTTTTAAATAACCAATATGAGTTCTTTCAATATCATAATACAACTCGTTATCAGTGGTATAAAAACCTTGAAACCACTTATCCTGAAGTATGGGATGAATATACTTTTTATAAAAATACAAATGATCCAAATATATTTGATATGAGGACATTTTATCAATATGGGGCTCAATATTTGGCACCAAGTGTTCCTGTTACACCAACACCAACTGCAACAATTGCTTTAACTCCAACTAAAACAGTAACTCCAACAGGCACCCCTAACCCAACGGCAACTCCAACTCCAACAGGCACTCCTAATTCAACTGTAACTCCAACACAAACAGGTACCCCTAACCCAACGGCAACTCCAACACAAACAGGTACCCCTAACCCTACTGTAACCCCAACTAATACATCGACACCAACCCCAACTAATACATCGACACCAACACCAACTAAAACAGTAACTCCAACTAACAGTCAAACAGTAACTCCAACTAAAACAGTAACCCCAACTGTAACACCTAACAGTGTTTGTCCACAATCACTTAATGTTACTTCATCAAGTGATGAAAGAATTGATGTTGCAACATATACAAGATCAACAATAGCATCAGGGACATCATTTGATTATGGATATTTTGATCAAACACAATTTAGAGTAGGGACAGCACCTGATGGAAATAATTATCCTATTTTCCAATGGATTGATACTGTTGTAGAATTTAATACAAATACTTTATATCGAGGATTCTCAGGATCAACAGATTTAGGATGGTGGGGTAGAGAAGAGGCTTTAAACCCATTAGATAATGCTCCACCATATTCAGGAGGTCAAAGAACATTTGGATCTGAATATGTTAATTATAGTGGTATAAGATTCTTTAAATCAGGTACTAATACAGGAACTTCAATTGTAACTGGAGATAATGCAACAATTTATATTGTTTATCCAACAAGTTGTCCAACACCAACTCCAACTGTAACTTATACACCAACAATAACACCAACTGTATTACCAGGAACTACAGAAGCAAGAGCATATCTTTCAGCTGTGGTTAGTGCAGGTGGTACAGTAAGTGCCCCTATGTCTGCAGCAACCATAACAATGTTTAACTCCATTTGGACTAATGGGTTTAATACAGGTATGTTGTATATGTATCCGTTTATTGGTGGAACGGCAGCATCAAATAAGTTTAATGGTATGAATCCTGTTGATACTAATGCAGGTTATAGATTAACATTTAATGGTGGTTGGACACATTCATCATCAGGAGCAACTCCAAATGGAACAAATGCATACGCTAATACATATTTCACCCCTAATTCAGCAGCAACATTAACATTATCAGCTGGAACAATGGGATTCTATTCAGGAACAGATTCAGCGGCTAGTAATACTTCTTCTATGGGTAGTAAAAGTAATTTAAGTGATGGTTGGGCATTTTATCCACAATCAACAACAAGAACTATGAGTTCATTTGCTTGGGAAAATGCTTTAGGGGCAGCAACTACATCAACTATAACTAATTCATTAGGTGGTTTATCTTTCTCAAGAAGTGGATCAACTGCAGTTCAATATTATAGAAGAGGAACTTTTGTAGAAAGTGTATCAAGAGTTTCTGTTGCAAAATCAACAACCAATATGTATTTAGGAGCATTAAACTCTAATGGTACTGATACTCAATATTCTACATATAGACATCAATTTACATACGCTCACACTGGTTTAACTCCAACACAAATATCAACATTAGACACAATAATCCAAACTTACCAAACATCACTTGGTAGAAATGTATATTAAAAAATAATATGTTAGTAGCACTTTTAACCATAGAACAAAAAGACCAATTAATAGGTCAGATATATACTAATGATAGTTATTTCAATCCAATACAAGATTGTAATGATGATTGGATTATATCACTTGAAGAAGTTGAATATTGTAATAACCCAAGTTTTGATTGGGTTATAACTTTACCAAAAATAGAGTATTGTATAAAAATTGTAGAAATTTAAATTATGCCTGTAAAAAGTTGTGAATTAGATACAAAACCTGGTTTTAAATGGGGTGATGCAGGTAAATGTTATACCTATACCAAAGACAATGAAGGATCTTTAAGAAACGCTCGTAAGAAAGCCGCCATTCAAGGTTTAGCTATTGGTGATTTTTCTACTATGGGTGAAATAATTTGTAAAAATTGTGGATGGAAATGGAATATATCTGATGGTGGAAATGATCCTTACATATGCCATAAATGTGGTTATGATAATCAACCAAAAGTTGAAGATATTAAATTAGAAGGTATAAGAGTATCTTTTGATTACCATGAGACATTGACTACAGATAAAGGTAAAACTCTCTTAGAAAAGGAATTAAAGGACAATAACATAGTTTATATCATATCGGCAGCACACGATGATAAAGAATTACTACCATTTGCTGAAAAATACGGAATAAGAAAAGATAGAATATTTGCAACAGGTTCAAATCAAAAGAAAGTTGATAAAATTAAAGAATTAAATATTGCTCGTCATTACGATAATGCACAACAAGTAAAAGATATTCTTGATTCAAGAGACGATGTTAAAGTAGACCTGATCAAAGTGTAAAAACACTTCCTAAAATACAATATTTACTAAAAAGTAATTATGGCAGTAACGGCACAAATTAATATAAATGTCAATTCAAAACAAGCACAAGGTGATGTTAATAAGTTAAGTAACTCAATCAACCAATCTGCAGCATCTGCCACTTCATTAAAAACAGAATTAAGACAGATAACACAAGAACTTCAAGGTCTTCAACCTGGTTCAGCAAGATTTCAAGAATTATCACAAAAAGCAGGACAATTAAGAGATACAATTTCTGATACTAATGCTGTAATTAACGCTACTGCGGGTAATGTTACGGAGAATTTAGCCAAAGGATTACAATCAACTTTATCAATTGGTGTTGCTGGTTTTCAAGCCTTAACGGCAGCTCAATCAATATTTGGAACTGAGAACGAAGATTTAAATAAAACAATAGTAAAACTTCAAGCAGCAATGAATCTATCAATGGCGATAGAAACATTCGGTGGGTTAGGAGATAAGATTACTGCAATCAAGGCATCCTTTATGGGATTAGCCCAAACATTAGGTATTGTTACTGTGGCTCAAGAGGGTACTGCGGTTGCTGCAACTGAGGTTGCAATAGCAGAAGGGGCTGAAGCATTAGCGGCAGATGGTGCGGCGGTATCAACAGGTGCATTTGCAGTTACATTAAATGCGCTCCCATTGGTTGCAATTGTCACCGCACTTGGACTTTTAGTTGCTGGTTTAATAACATATGCAAGTACTTCCTCAAATGCTGCCGCAGAAGAGAAAAAAAGAAAAAAATCATTAGAGGACTTAGAAAAACAAATTAAAAAAAATAATGAAGCAACAAAGACCCACCAAGATTTTATTGTTAAAGAAACAGGAGCATTTGTTGGATTAGCATTACAATTACAAGGTTCAATTAGGGGATCAAAAGAAAGAGCCGTGTTATTAAAACAAATTAATACAACATACGGAACAACCCTTAAAAATTTATCTAATGAAACTTTATTTCAAAATCAAGTAAATAAAAGTATTGAAAATTATTTATTACTTGCTGAAGCAAAATATAAAATGGCTCAGAATCAAGGTAAGATAGATAAGTTAATAGCTCAAAAAGTAAAACTTGAAGAAGGTTTAGCAAAAATACAGTTAATTCAATTTGATCAATCTTTTGAGGCAAGACAAAAAATGGGTAAATTGATTACTCAATATGGTGGAGACGCATTATCATTAACATATCAAATTCAAAATGTTAATGGACAGTTAAAAGGTTTAACAAAATCTAGTTTTGAATTAGGGAGTTCTGTTGGTAATTTAAGTACAGAATTTAATGTTAATACTAAAACTACTGAAGATGTAATTGATGTTACTGACAAATATGCTTCAGTTCTTGATCATGTTAAAAATAAAATTGAAAGAGAAGTATCTGTTTTTGAAAAATCTGAAAAATTTAGAACAGATAGACTTAATGGTATAGAAAAAGAAACTGAAGCAATTAATAAATTATATAGTGACGAAAGACAATCAATTATTGATAAAGCATTAAAAAATGAATTAGATGCTTTAGACACTAAATTTAAAAAAGAAGGTAAAACTGAACAAGATTATTTAGATGCAGCAAAAATTATTAAAGATAACTACCAAACTTATTTATTAGAAAGTGAAAAGAAATTATTAGAACAATTAGATGTGTATCAAAAAGAAGATCTTCAAAATGTTCAAGATAACTACACAACAAAAGAAAAAATAGTCCAAGAGTCTACTCAAAATATTATAACTAATACTCAACTTCTTCAAATTGAATTTGAAAAAAGTGAGGCCATTAGAATAATTGATGAATCAGCAAAAACTGAAGAAGAAAAAAACAAAGCTAAACTTGAGGTAAGACAAAAATATGCTCAACAAGAAATAAATCTATTACAAAAAAATCTTCAAGAACAAAAAAATCTTGCTAAACTTAATTTAGATCAAACTTTAGCAGATACAGATAAAACAATTGCCGAAAAAGAACAAGCTCAAGCTGATTATGATCAAAAAATAATCAAAATGACTCAAGAAACGGCCAATAAGATTAATGGTATTAATGATGAAATTAAACCACCAATAGATAAAACAGACTTAGAAAAAAGTCTTGAAGAAATATCAAAATATGTTGATGCTATTGCTGGTTTATATAATCAACTTTCCACAACTCTTTCAATGATTCAAGATGAAAGATCAAAAAATGAAGAAGCAAGAATTCAAGGTACCTATGAATTTGAAAAAGATTCATTAGATAATCAATTGGCAGAAAACATAATTTCAAGGGATCAATACGATAATAAAGTTAAAGAACTTGATCAACAAAAAGAACAAGAAACTCTTCAATTAAAAAGACAAGAATTCCAATCTAATAAAAGATTAAACATGGCAAATGCTGTAATAACAGGAGCTCAAGCTGTATTATCAACATTTGCAGGAACACCAGGTGGTCTTATCATTAAAGGTATTGCGGCAGCTTTAGCTGCGACATTTGCGGCAATTCAATTTGGGGTAATCTCATCTCAAGAATTTACAGCAGCAGGTGGTGGTATTGTTCCTGGTACAGGATCAGGAAATGTAGATAGTGTTAGATCATTTTTAGCACCGGGTGAAACAGTAATAAATACCCAATCATCACAGATGTATCCTGAATTATTAAATTCTGTAAACATGGCTGGTGGTGGAGTATCATTAAAGCCTGATTTACCGGCAGTAAACAAACCTGATGGTGAATTAAGAGTATTTGGGGATAATAAAATAAACCAACCATTAAGAGCATATGTTGTAGAAACAGATGTAACTAATACTCAAAGAAGGGTTGATAGAATTAAAAGAAGTGCGGAGTTTTAACAGAATTATGAAATATATATTTAACACTATGGAAGAACCTATTTTATATCTTGATTTTGACGAGAACTCTATGGAAGAAGGTATGGATGCTTTATCATTCGTTGATAAACCAGCTACAGAGATTAAATGGGAGGTATTCCAACAGATTGAAGAGTCATTTAATGATTATCCAGCATCAGTTAGTGCAAACGCTTGTAGAGCTCTTAAATACAAAGAAAAAAATCCTACTAATGATTGTGGAACTCGTGTCGGTTGGACAAGGGCAAACCAATTATGTAATAGAAGACCTATTTCAGTTGAGACGATAGCTCGAATGGCATCATTTAAAAGACATCAACAGAACAAAGATGTTCCTTATGACAAAGGATGTGGTGGACTGATGTGGGATTGTTGGGGTGGAGATGAAGGAATTGATTGGGCAATTAGAAAATTGGAAAGAATTAACAACCAATTGAGAATGTTACCATTTTCTAAACACAACTTTCAAGATCTTAACGATGAAAAGAGATTAGTTACAGCACCTGTAATGTTAGCTGAAACACCAATTGCAAGATACAATCCTGAATTAGGTAAATATTATGTTAAGTTTAGCAAAGACACCATAGAAAAAATGATGAGAAAATACTTTAAGGAAAATAAGATCCATAAAGTTAATGTAAATCACGATCCAACACAACAACAAGATGGCATCTACATGATGGAATCTTATATTGTTGGAGATAGAAACCAATCAAAACTATTCCCTGATATTCCTGAAGGTTCTTGGGTTGCAACATTCTATGTTGATAATCCTGATGTATGGGAAAAAGTAAAAGATGGAGAATATAACGGATTTAGTTTGGAAGGATATTTTATTGAGAAGTACGAAGACGAGATGATTGATAAAATTAACCAACAACTTGAGTCAATCGTTAATTCAAAAGAGAACGATGAAACTAAAGAACAAAAAATAAAAAACTTATTAAACATTAGATGAAAAATTTTTTACTAACATTTTTGGCATTTGTATCACCAATTGCCCCATTAGCACTAATAGTTACATTATTTGTAATTTTAGATACACTGGTTGGAAGATGGTATGCATCCAAAACAAATCAAGAGGTTATTTCAAAAAAGACAAGACTTGGATTTACAAGAAAAATTATTCCCTATTTTATTGTATTAATCTGTGCTTATCTTATAGACAGAGTTATAGTAAATGAGATTATGAGAAACTATATATGGTTTGATTGGGCTTTTACCAAGTTTTTCGCATCAGTTTTAATTTGGATTGAATACACAAGTATTGATGAAAAGATTAAATGGGTGAATGGTAAAGGGTTAACAGATCGTATTGTTGAGTTTGGAAAATCACTAAAGAAAATGGTTGGGTTTTCAAAGGACTTAGATCCTAAAAACTAAATCGTATTAAACAAAAAATAAACTAATATATTAAATGTGTATTATGAGTAAAACAAGTAACATTATTGCCAAAATTAAAGAACTTTTCCAAGAGGAAAAAATGGCAGCTGATTACACTGCAGCGACAGGAGAAATTATTCGTTGTATAGGTGATGGATTAAAGGTTGGAGAAAAGGTTGTGAATATCGCAGCTGATACAGAAGCTCCACTTCCTGATGGAAATTATCTATTGGATAACGGAAAATCAATTACAGTAGCGGCTGGTGAAATCAAAGAAATAAACGAGTATCAAGCTAGTAGCGATACACCAAATCCAATTGCAATGGGAACAGAAACAGAAATGGGAATGGAAAACAAAATGGCGGATTACAAAAACGAAATTGCTTCCAAGTTAAAAGATGGAACTGAAGTGAAAATCCTTTCTAAAGGTGACGCAGTATCAGTAGGTGATGAGGTTATGGTAAAAGACGCTTCAGGTCAATTTGTTAAAGCACCAGAAGGAGATCACGAACTTGAAGGCGGATTAACTATCAATGTTGATGCTGAAGGTTTCATTAACGAATTATCAACAGCGGCAGAAGAAGCATCAGATCAAAGTGGTTCTGAAGAAATGAAAACTATGTTTGAAGCTGTATCAACAATTAAATCTATGGTTGATGAATTAAAATCAACATTGACTGATTTAAGAACAGAAAATAAAGAATTGAAAGAGAGATTCAATAAGTTTGCTTCGGAACCATCCGTAGAAACAATAACCAAGAAAACTGAAAACTTGTCTAAAAACGCAAAGAAAGAAGATAAGTTAAAATTCTTTGGACAAAAATAAAAATAAACTAATAAAAAAACAAACAAAATGGCGCTTAATGTAAATGGCTTACAAGCCTATGTTGATCAAGAAAGAATGGCCCTTATCAAAAAAATGATCTTGGGCGGAAGATCAACTCGTTTCCTTACGATCCAACCTGACATAAAATCAGCTGCATCAATTAACCTATTGAGTTCTACATTAGAAGCCCAAGCGGGTGGTTGTGGATTCACTGACGCAGGACAAACGATCTTAACACAAAACACCCTTAATGTATGTCCATTAAAGGTAAATGAATCAATTTGTATTGATACTTTAGAACAATATTACACACAAGCAATGTTGGCACCAGGTTCATACGATACAGATTTCGGATTTGAACAATTATATACTGAAGAGAAAGTTTCTCAAATCAGTTCATTAATTGATACTTTAATCTGGCAAGGTAACACATCTGTAACAGGTCAAACAGGATTATGTAATGGTTTCATCAAATTAGCTAACACTACTTATTCAGCTTCTACAGTTGATGGAAATGTTGCTAACTACACTGCTATTACAGCTGCTAACATCATCGCTATCGTTGATGACGCTGTGAATGTAATCCCTACAAATATCATCGATATGGATGACTTGTACTTATACTGTGGATACGATTTCTATCGTACATACTCTACAGCCTTAAGAAACGCTAACTTGTTCGCATACACAGGAGCTGAAGATCAAGGTGAGTCATTCTCTCAAATGGTACCAGGTACTAATGTAAGATTGATCGCGGTTAAAGGATTGAACGGAACAAACAAGTTCTTTATCTCTTCTAAGTCTAATATGTACTTTGGTTGTGACTTGTTAAACGACTACGAAAATCTTGAGATCTTCTATTCAATGGACTTCCAAGAAGTAAGAGTTGTAGCAAAATGGAAATCGGGTGTAAACGCGGCGTTCTGGGACTATGTAGTATACTTCAAACTGTAAGACTACCAATATTTTAGGGGGTGTAATTCCCCCTTATTAAAAAAAATAAACTAAAAAAAATATAAAATTATGTCTTTTACTTGTAACCTTACAGACGGATATGTTTTGGGTTGTTCATCAATCGGTGGTGTAGAGCTTGTTTATCTTGGAGAATGGGTAGATGGAGTAACTGTTGCTCAGGATGCTTGTGGTATTATCACAGGAATCACTACAACAGGACTTACAGTTTACAATTTCCAACAAGATATTGAATACGCAGGATTAGCTCAAACTGGAAATTACAGCCGTGAGAATGGTACTGTATTCTTTCAATCTGACTTATCACTTAAATTTATCAACCTTAATTGTACTCTAAGAAATACAATGGTTGAATTGGGTAGAGCTCCACTTTTCGCATGTATTAAATCAAATGCAGGAGATTGGTACTATTTAGGATTAGAATCTTCAGGTAGAGCTACTGCTGGTGATGCTTCTTTAGGAACATTACTTGGTGATATGAATGGTTTAACTCAAACTATTACTTTCAAATCTGCGTCAGGTGCTTACTTGATGAATGGATCTTT